TATATCAAAAATCCAAGCGAAGAAATGCAACTGGCTGCGGTTAATCAAGATGGTCATGCCATTAAATATATCAAAAATCCAAGCGAAGCCGTTAAAAAACTAGCAAATAAGAGGAAGTAATATGGCAACAATAAAATCTGTTAATACTAGTATTGAAAGAAATAGCTTTGATTATGCTCGTGCATTTGCAGAAGCACAATCACAAAATCCAACTATTATTTCAGAACTTGAACAAGCATATACTCTAATATCTCAAAACTTAGGAATAAGTGCATTTGACTTTATTCAGATATTAAAAAGCAAAGGTGATGGAGCACAACAATCTATCTATCTTGCAGCACAGTTAAATTCTGTGAGACCTCGCAATAGTGTTTTAGGAATATCTTTAAATCAAAATATTCCATTGTTTATTTCAAGAGAGATTGGAGCTTAGATATGGCAAGATTCGCAAAAGGAATTTATAATGTAAAGAATCAGGAAAAATATATTGGTCGCAAACGGCCAATTTACAGAAGTTCGTGGGAATTTACTTTCATGCGTTTCCTCGATGGTCACACTTCGATATTACAATGGAGTTCTGAGGCAATAGCAATTCCTTATAGAGATATTATTACAAATAAATTGAAACGGTATTTTCCTGACTTTTTTATCATCTATGTTGATATAAATGGTGTTAAACATGGGGAAATAATAGAAATTAAACCAGCTAATCAGTCAAAAATTGGAAAATCACGAAAGAATAATGCACTAGTGGCCCGTAACCATTGTAAATGGGAGGCCGCTCTTGCATATTGTGCGAAGAACGGATTACAATTTAGAATAATTACGGAATTAGAAATGTTTAAAAATGGAGTTAAGTAATGACAGTAATAAACACAAACTTAGAAAATGAATTTAATCTTCCTTCAATGTCTTTAACTGAAAAAACAGAAGAAACAAAAGAAGAACCAATTGAATTATCTGTAGAACCAGTAACCTTGGATCATTATAAAGTCATAGATAAAATTCAAGCTGCGCTACCACAGGTATATGGCTTAGATGCAACAGACCAAGAATTTGATGAATTAGCAGAATATGGAGTGAAAGCATTTAAGGATTTAATTGAGTTATCGTTTAATATCGAGCAGAGGTTCTGCGGTGAAGTAGCTGGAGTTGCTGCAAATATGCTTTCTACAGCGTTGACTGCCAAAACCAATAAGGCAAAAAAGAAGTTGGATATGATAAACCTTCAAATTAAGAAACAACTTGCCGATCATAAAACAAAAGAAAATGAAAAAGAAGAACCAGAAGAATTAGAAGCTAAGACATTTGATCGTAATGAACTTCTTAATCATCTACTTGGAAAACCACAATAAATTTAGAATAATCATAAATATGTAAGAGGATCAAATATGAAAAAATTTAGTGAATTTCTAGCGGAAAGTGTAAGAAACTATAAATTTATAGTAAAATTGAGTTTTAAACCAGACAACGAAATGATGACTGCAATTGAAAATGCATTGCAGAAGTATAATCTTGTGTCTATAACTCAACCAAAGAGTCTCCCAATTCAACGAGTGGATAAAGATTTTCCGGGAATGAATTCACCAGAGACTTATACTTTTGAAGCGGAAACTGCATATCCAAGTTCCCAAAATATGTTAAGGCATACAATTGCATCCGTTGGTTTTGCTTTTGAAACTGTTTGTGTTTTAACTGGTGAGCCAGATAGTATGTATTTTCCAGATGGTCAACCAAGTCATTTTGACAGTATGAATAAAGAGAATGATTCTGTTGCTAAGAATACAGGAAAATCTGCTTTATTAGATTCTAATTATGACCCACAGAACAATGAAGAAATTAGTGGTGAAAATTTTGGAGATACTTACAATGAAAAACTTGTGAAGAATAGTATTGGATCAACCGATCAACTTATTCCAAAAGAATTTAAGAAAATTAAAGGCAAGACTTTGAATGATCCAGAATTTAAGATTGGAAAAGAAAGTGCTATGGGATCATCTCCTGTGAAAAAACCAGTAATTAAGAGCTTTGCTCGTTAAAGAGGAATAATTATGAATGATGATCTTAAAAAATTTCGTGCAGTAATAATGGATAGTGATGTTAAAGAATCTATTGAAATTATTTCTTCAAAAGAACCAATTGATGAAATTTTAATTATGCTTGCACAGGTAGCCGATGAAATGAAAAGTTGTAAAAGTTTCATGGATCATAATGGAAATAAAATTGATGGTGCTGTAAGAAATCTGTGGAGAGTTATTCGTCATATAAAGAAAGAGTTTAATAAGGAATAAAACAAATGGACATGGGTCGTATTCTTTCAATATTTAATTCGATGAAAAATAACAACATGTCTGGAACACCAGTAAGTGAAGAACCAATTGATGTTAAATTGACAGTGTTAGAATATTTGAACAAGGCAAAGGAATTTCTTAGATATAGTTTAGATGATGCGATTTTTAATCTTGAAGAAGCATATGATCTATCTGATGAAAGTATTAAAGGAACTATTAAGGATGTTATAACTTTAATAAAGAGAAAAGATACGTTATTAGCACAAAATAGTTTGGAGCAATTGATTATGATGTTCAATCTTAAAAAAGCGAGTGAAGCAATGTTAGGCGAAGATACTATTCCTCATAAAGTTTATGATCAAAATGATCCAAATATTCCCGTTGAATATTGCGAAAGATGTAAGGAACCAACTGGTCGCGCAGGAAAATTTGATGATTCTCTTTATACAAGCGAAGGATATGGTCCATTTTGTCAAGACTGCTATGATCTACTTCAAAAACAATTTAAAGAATATAAAGATTCTTGGATAGATGAATCCGCAGATCACTTATGGTCTAAAGATGAAATGGATTTTCCAGAGGAAGAATATTTTAATGATTTCAAGAAAGATATTGCCGGTGAAAAAACAGGGGTTGAAGATGTTAATGATCATGAGTTAAATATAGATCAAGAACTTGAACAAAAAGGTATTGAAGAATCATATAAACAATCTGGATTTATAAAACATAATAGATTTGTAACTGGAAATTCAATTGGTAGTTTAAAAAAGAAATGTCCTAGATGTGGAGCAACGCCGGGTAAAAAATGTCTCAAACAAGATGGAAATATAGCTATATTTCCACATTCAGAAAGAATTGCAAAATCTAAAGGATATAGAACTGATTATACTGAATCAACTGATTCAACAGATTATTATATCGGTGATGAATTTCGTGATAATTTATCTAAATTTGTCCATGCTTATGTTGATAGAGAAGAGAAGAAACGCAATGCTGAAGAAGCTCAAAAACGAGCAGAAAGCGAAATTAAGTGGTGTCAAGCTGCTATAGTTAAACTTGAAGCATTGTTAGATAAAAAACCATCTAAAATAAAAGAGATTAATAATTTAAAAAGACAGATTAGAGAAAAAGAATTAAAATTAGCTTTTGATCCTACTTATGGTGCCGAAGTTAAAGAGTTACCAGTGGAAAGACAAATGGTTGATAAGTTAGAAGAATCCTTAATAAAGAGATATATTAGGGCAGACGATGAGCCTTTTGAAAACAATGTTAAATATGTTGCTATAAATTTAAATAATTTAGGCCAAGGCGCTGATATTATTCTTCATGATGGATCAGTTAAACATAATACTGCATTAGATGGATATAAAGTTCAAGATATGTTAAAAAAAGGTTATATAAAAGAAATAGATAAGTTAGAAGAATCTAATAGGGTTGATACCGTTACACGTAAATTGGCAAAACGAAAATTAGAAGGAAAGTGTATTGGATGTGGTCATAGTCCATGCACTTGCAAAACAAAAGGTAAATTACGTAATCACCCAAAAGGAATTGGTAGAGCAGAAACCAGAGAACCAAGTATGACAGCAATTGATAATTATGTAGAACATCTTCGTAATAAGAAAAAGGTAGGTGAGTCAGTGAAAAGAATTCAAGAATGTGATCCAACAAGTGGATCGGATTGTAACCCAGTAGTTAGAGATAAAGTATCAATAGATTCGTCTTATAACAGTGAAACAGATGAAAAAAGTTTAACTGTTACTGCTAAGAATCAGAAAGCTGACGATCTTATGGATATTCTAAAATTGAGTGGATTAATGCCTGATAAATCTGCAACTAATCCTACACCTGAATTGTCTCCTGTTTCGACTGTTGTTGGAGAAGGATATATTTATGATTTAGATACAGTAAGTTGTGATAATTGTGGAGCGCCGAGAGAAGTTGGTGTTAATGAAAACGCCGATAGAGAAAAACTTTGCGCTGATTGTTACAAATATACTCATGATAATCCAGAAAATTTTGATGTTGATGAATCAGTAATTCCAGAATTCGAAGGTTCCGATGAAGATTGGAATAATCAAGTTTCAAAAGATTCTGAATTTGGTGATATGATTGATGATACTTTCGATGAAAATCCTCCTGAACTGCATAATAGTGATGAAGATAAAGAAGGCCATTGGTGTGATATTTGCGGCCTATATCATAGTGGAAGTTGCGAAGATGAATGGGAAAATGGTTCAATGGATACGACACCTGACGAAGAAGATGATTATCCAGCATGGGATAATATAGAAGAATCTATGTCTTTACAAGAGCAAGAGAAAAAGATAAACGAATCTTCGAGTTATTATGTAGAATTTGTTTTGCGCGGCGTTACACAATATTTGAAAGTAGATAATATAAAAGAAAGGTATGCTGTAAATAAAGACGAAGCTACTAATTTTTCAGATTTGCCAGAGGCAAAAAAAGAAGCGGGGCAATTAAAAGAAATGCCACAATATTATACGAATGTTAAGGTTGTGCCAGTAAATACATTAGAGGAAACTAATATGAATGAATCATTAACACCTGATCGTCGCAAAGAAGGATTGAACGGCGCACCAAAAACTTGGTCCAATGAACCCAATGAACAAATTGCTGGTTGGAGAGCATTAGTTCAAGATGCCGATGGTCCAAACAATCCAAAAGATATGTTCAATCCTGTTAAGGGTAGTGATAATATTCTAACTGTTGCTGCCAATAAGAAAGAAGAAAAACTTCATGAAGATAGCACCGTTAATACTCTTGCTGAGAAGTTACAAAAGAAGTTTTCTTCTTCTTCTTTGAATGAAGATTACTGCATTTCTTGCGAAAAACGCATTCCAAATGGTAGTGATATTAACCAATGCGAAGCGTGTTATCAAAAAGAGAAATTAGAAGCCAAGAAAAAGAGTAAGAAAGTTAATGAATCTTTTATGAGTGTAGCAAAAGAAGCAATGGATGAAGCCGAAGCAGAGATGGATAGAGTTTTTGCAAATCCAAAATCTTCAATCAAAGAACGTGACGCTGCAACAGAAGATTATGAAAATGCAGTTGATGATTATAAAGAAGCAAAATCTCAATTTAAAATGGAAAAAGTTGAAGAATCTTCAAATGTTGCAGCCAAAGTAGCAAAAGCAAAAGAAGCTAATCCAGAAGAGTTTTGTAAGATAAAGAAATGTCTTTGGAGAACAAAGGAAGATTATTGCCCTAAGCATAAACCAGTAAAGAATGAATCAATTTATAATAACGGAAAATTTGTTATTGATCCCGATGCAACAAATTCAATGAGTTCTAAGTCAGATAGATTTAGACCAAATGCGCGTGTATATAATGCCACCAATGGTGAAGTTGGAAAGATCATTAAGATTGAAAATGGCATTGTTTTAGTTCGCACAGGTCTAGGAGTTGAAAAATGGGAAATGAATAAGACTCATACAATGGTTGGTGAAGGAACAGTAAAAGAATCTTTATCCAAGTCACAAACTAACAAACTTCAAGGAATGTTAGATAACCTTGAAAAGAAAGTTAAGAAACTTGGTGCTCCTCCATCTGCAAAAACAAAGATTACTCAATCAATGGAACGATTTGAAGAGAAAATCGCTGCCATGAAAGCCACTCTTGATAAAAAGAATGGAAAAGAAGAAGATAAGAAAGATGAACCAAAGAAAGATAAAGAAGAACAAAAGAAAGATAGCCAGAAGAAAAATGCTCCAAAAAATAACAATCCATTTAAAGCTAAAGAAAAAACTGAACCAAAAGAGGAAGGAAAAGAAACAGAACCTAAATCAAAGGAACAGAAAGATACTCCAAAAACTGAAGGCGGTGATTCTGCCGCCGTTGGTAAGGTAAAAGATATCGGAAAAGGAATTTATGAAGCTGATGTAAAGAAGCCAGCATCTAAAAAGAAATGTGCTGATTGTGGGCAATGCCCGCCAGTAAAAGGTGGTAATGGATATTGCAAGAAATGTGCTGGTATGAATGAAGCTATAGCAGCCGAGGATTGGAGTGATATTGATGACGGTGACGCTCTAACTCGCCAAGAACAAGAAGAGGATGCCAAAAGAAATTCAATGAGTAATTGGGCAGATGATAATAAAGCATTACCTAAACCAAAAAGTAGAGGATATCAAATGGGTTATAGAGATGCACAGAAAGATTATATTAATGGCGTAAGGTCTTATACCGATGTTTTTGGTGAAGCAAAAAATAAACCAGTTGGAACTTGGAAACGCGATTTTCATGATGGTTATATGCAAGGCATTAAAGATGCACATGCACCATTTGTAAAATAAGAGGAACATTATGGATAAAACATCAGTTGAATTATTACAAGAATATCGAACAATTATTGAAGGGTCCGCTCGACATTGTAATGGAAATATATGCAGTATGAGTGTTCCTGAAAAATGCCAATGTAAATGTGACTTATGTAAACCATATAATATTAATGAATCATATGTGGATGGAGATAATTATCCAGCATATGTTCCAGAGATTGCTATTGATCTTTTTGTTGGAAATATGGATATTTTAACATCCGATGAAAAAATAACAAATGCTGTTCAAAAAAGAATTTCAAAGAATAATAAAGCAACACCAGAACAAATTCAAATGTGTATTAAATATGCTTTAGATCGACACCATGATAATCAAAGATTATTTAAATTTAATGGGACAGTATTTTAATGACTAATAAACAAAAGGAACAAGAAAATATAACGGAGAATAAAATGAAAAAGTCAGAGGGAGAGTTACTTAGAGAATATTCTAGAATTATTAGTGAAGCTGATCTACCATCTGGTAATTGGTTACCGAGTGATGATAGACCAGATGATGAAGATATGATGACTGATTATGATTCTGAAGATTGGGAAGCTGATGATAAGCAACCATTGGATAATGAAGATGATAATAATTTTACAGATGTTGACTCTGAACCAGAAGCCGAAGTAACTTCAGATGATCCCATTGATGGTTTAGTTTCTTTCATTGATTCTCAAGATGTTCACACTGATGTTCCATTGGCAGATCAGATTAAAAAGTATCTACATACTCATAATCTTGAACTAACTCCAATTGGTGGACTTTCTAACAAACAAGGATATGTTTAATGTTTTATATTAACCATAAATTTATAGAAAAAACTACAGGTAACGAAATTGGAAAAGAAACAATTCGTTCTTTAGTTAAACGTGTTATGGATGATAGCAAGATGACACGAATAGAAGCATGTAATTTTGTAGCTCCGATGTTTGTTGATACACTGGGATGGCAAGTATATCATATGCTAGATGAATGGGCAAAACAGGAAGCCATAGAAATGTATGGAGAAAGTAATCCGGTTATTAGAGAATCAAGAGTAATTTCTAAGTTACGAGCACGAAGATTTTCTTTGGAAGAATCCAAGGAAGATATGATGGTTGTTGATCCCAATGATGGTCAAGATGGAGGAAAATTAAATTCCGATCATGCCGATGCTTTACCAAATGCAAGATGGTATGATGGAGGAACTCCATATTTTCATTATCGAGCAATGGTAATGGCGGCAAGTTTACCAAATCCTCCAAAAATAAATGCTTCTTCGTTTTCACAAGATATGCCATTTTCTAGTGCATACACACAGGAAGATGATGATATTATTTCAATGGCTGCTAAAATATGTGGATTTCCCGGTAAGAGATTGAGTAATTCTAGAAGCACAGAAGGAACAGATATTCATAAAAAATCTCCAACAAATCATAATTCTGGAAAGCATCCGAAATAATTGGTGAATTTTTAATTATTATGATATAATAAATATATGCCATTACTTACAACAGAAATTTTTATTCAACGTGCTAAATTAAAGCATGGAAATATTTTTGATTATTCAAAATCAGTATATATTGATTCTAGAACTGAGTTAGAAATAATTTGCCCAATTCATGGATCATTTTGGCAAATAGCTCGTGCTCATTTATTTGGAAAGAAATGTCATAAATGCGGCGGATCAGATTTATTAACAGTATCAGAAGTTAATCTAAGATTTCTAAATCTTAATTCAATATATGATTATACTAAAGTTAAATATATTGATTCCAAAACCAAAGTTGAAATTGTTTGTCCTATACATGGCTCTTTTTGGCAAACTCCTGAAAAACACTGGCACGGAAGGGAATGTCCACCATGTAGTTTAAATAAATCTGCAACAAGTAGAACAAAAACAATTGAAAAATTTATAGAAGAATCAATAAAAATTCATGGTCCTATTTTTGATTTTAGTAAGGCTATCTATATTAGAGCAGATAAAAATATTGAAATTATATGTCTAGAACATGGATCATTTTGGCAACTTCCTATGAATCATATTCAAGGTAGAAATGGTTGCCCCATTTGTAAAAGTAGTAAAGGGGAAGAAGCTATCCGACTATTTTTAATAGAAAATAATATTGAGTATAAAAATCAAGTTAGATTTAAAAATTGCAAAAATAAAAAACCGCTGCCATTTGATTTTGGTATTTATAAAAATGATAATCTGCTTGGATTAATAGAATATCAAGGAGAACAACATTATATTCCAAGAGAATGTTTTGGTGGAATAAAAAGATTTAACATTGTTAAAAAACATGATCAAATTAAAAGAACGTTCGCTAAAAATAATAATATTCCTTATTTAGAAATATGTTATAAGGATTTAAAAAAGGTAAATCAAAAATTACTTGATTTTATAAATTATTAATATAAATAGTAATATGAACATTTCCACTGATTACTCATTAATTAAAAAGCCACATCAAAAAACAAAATATACTAAGCATGACCTTGAAGAGTTTGCTAAATGCGCAGACCCTATATCTGGTTGTCAATATTTTATTAATAATTATTATTATACTAGACATCCGATAAAAGGAAAAACCTTATATAAAGCATATGATTATCAAGAAAGAATGTTAGATATAATTCAGAATAATCGAAAAAGTGTGCTTTTATGCGGAAGACAATTAGGAAAAACTACAACTGTTGGTGGTTACGTTTTATGGTATGCAACTTTTGTTCCAGATATGACAATATTAATTGCCGCTCACACTGGGCGTTTTGTGTCTGAAATTATGGCTCGTATAAAATATGCATATGAATTCATGCCAGATTTTTTACGTGCAGGAACCGTTGAATATAATAAACAATCTATTTCATTTGATAATGGATCAAGAATTATTGCACAAACTACAACCCCAACAACTGGTCGTGGTTATTCGGTTGGATTATTTTTTGTTGACGAATTAGCATCAGTTCCGCAAAACATTCAAAAAGAGTTTTGGGCTTCTATTTCTCCTACTTTATCTACAGGAGGAAAAATTATCATATCTTCAACACCACAGAGTGATGAGGATCAATTTTCAGAAATTTGGCATAATGCTAATAAAACAGAAGATGAATTCGGTAATACTTTATCTGATGGTTTAGGAGTTAATGGTTTTAAAGCATTTAAAGCAATATGGAGTGAACATCCAGAAAGAGATCAAAAATGGGCTGATGTAGAAAAATCTGATATAGGTGAAGAAAAATTTTTAAGGGAACATAATTGTGAGTTTATTATTGATTCTGAGACCTTAATCAATCCATTTGTTTTGAATCAATTATCAGGCATAGAACCAATAGAATTACAAGGCCAAATTCGTTGGTATAAAAAACCCAAAAAAGGGAATATTTATCTTGTTGCTCTTGATCCAAGTATTGGAACTGGAGGAAATCTAGCAGCTATACAAGTATTAGAAGCAAATACAAATACACAAATTGCAGAATGGTGTAATAATAAAACTAGTATTGAAAAACAAGTTGATTTATTAAAGGAAATTACTACATACTTAGTATCTATTACTGAACAAACAACTAATGTTTACTGGTCTATCGAATCAAATACAGTTGGAGAAGCAACTTTAGTTACCATTAGAAATATTGGAGAAGAAAACATTCCCGGTGTTTTTCTAAGCGAACCAGTAAAACTGGGACAAAGTAAAAAGTTTAGAAAAGGATTTAACACAACAAATACTAGTAAATTAACTGCTTGTGCTAAGTTAAAAAGTTTAATCGAATCCAAGAAAATATTTTTATATAGCAAGAAATTAATTAGTGAATTAAAAACATTTGTAAGTATAGGTAATACTTATCAAGCAAAAATTGGAAGCACGGATGATTTAGTATGTTCAATGCTAGTAATCATACGAATGATGGAAACATTAAAAGATTATATTCCCGAATTACAGGATATACGAGATATTGGTGAAAATGCAATGCCTTTGCCGTTTATAATGAGCACTTCTTCAAATAGATATTACTAAGTTATAGATAAATATCTATATGAGTCAAAATTATTTTTACGACCAAAATATACGCAAATGGCTTCTTCAAATTATTCGTCTCTTTAGCGAATTTACCGTTGCGTATTCATTAGATTCTAATGGTAATCAATTATATTCTACTGTTCCTGTTATATGGGGAGATGGAACTTTTTCTGCCGCAACAATAGCTCGTTTGAATAGTGAAAATGTTATGCCTTCTTTTCCAATGATCAGTGTTTATATTAAAAATCTAAAATTTGATAGACCTAGAACTCAAGCTCCAACATTTGAAGATACTTTATCAGTTAGAACAAGACAGTGGGATGCAAACGTTGGGGCATTTTTACCCCAACAAGCAAATGCATACAATATTAAGCGTTTTATGCCAGTTCCATACCAATTGTCAATTGCAGTAGATATCGTAACTTCAAATACTCAACAAAAAATGCAAATACTGGAACAAATATTACCATTATTTAATCCTGCTTTAGAAATACAGCGAAATGATAATTTTTTAGATTGGGAAAGTTTAAGTTATCTTGAATTACAAGATGTAACATGGTCAAATAGAACAATTCCAGTTGGACAAGGTAATGATAGCTCGTATGATGTATGTTCTTTGTCTTTTGAAGCTCCAATATGGATGTCACTTCCTGCACAAGTTAGTAAAATGGGCGTAATTTTCAAAGTAATTATGAATATTAATGAAACTACTGATTTAAATGATCTTGTGATTGGAACTCGACAAGTGGTTACATTTAATAATTATGGTTTATTTGTAAACAATGGACAAATACAAGTTCTTCCACAAGTAGCTAACTCAAATGTTACTCATCCAGATGGGCCAGATGCTTTTTGGAACGCAAGTGATTCTATTAGTTCATCGAATCTTGCAAATGTATCTCCACAACCATTTTTCTATGGAAATCCTTTGGATTGGACTGGGGTTTTAGATGCATATGGAGCAATGAGACCCGGTGTTTCAATGATTGGATTATCATATAACAATAGTGATGACGAAATATTAGGAACAATTACAATTGATCCAACTGATTCAACCATTCTTCTATATAATGCAAATATTGCAACATTACCTGTTAATACTCTTCCATCGATTATTACCGTTGTGAATCCAGAAAATGTTGCTCCGGGTTATGGATTATCCAATGCAAATATTGGAGATAGTTATTTAATTACTTCTCCGATTGGTTCTGAGTGGCCATATGATACAGGAAATAGTAATGCATCTGCAAATACTAATGATATTATTACTTACACTGGAAATTCATGGGTTACGACCTTTTCAGCATCAAGTAATACTGGAAATATTCAGTTTGTTTTTGATGACACCACAAATTTGCAATATCAATGGAATGGAAATATTTGGATACGCGGATGGAACGGACCTTATGATAGTTCATCTTGGAGGTTAATTTTATAATGAATCTTAATGAATTATATAAACCCAAGATTAATGATAAAGTAATTTCTACAGTAAAAAATGAGTTTTCTGTAGCCGGTGACTTAGATGTTGGCCTTGCGAAACTTGGATGGAAACCAATTGGTCAAGGATCATTCAATGTAATATATGCAAATAAAAATAAATCATATGTTCTAAAAATTAACACTACAAGAGATAGAGCTTTTGAAACATATAGTAAGATAATTCATAAAATTCCGAATATACATTTTCCAAAGATAAGTGATGAGAAGCAATTGAAAATTGGAAATAGATATTATAATATTTATTTAATTGAGAAGCTAATTAAAATTCCACGGCAACGTGCAGGTAAGTATGAAGAAATATTTGATTGGGTTTTTCATTTGATAAATTTAGATTATAAATTAGATAATACTGATTTATCTATCGGGTTTGCTAAATTATTGGGATCAACTGGTATTCCATTGCTTTTAAGAAAAAACCCAGAATTGATTAAAGCATTAAAAATAGTTGCTTATGGGGTAAAAAGTCATAGTTTAGATTTACACAGTGAAAATTTTATGCAAAGACAAGATGGAACAGTTGTTATAACTGATCCATATGCTTATTAGGAGATTATAATGTTACTTAATGAATTATACAAACCGAAAATTGGAAATCCTCTAACAACTGCTGTTGCCGGTTATTACAAAACTCCCAACAGAATGAATTCTGATTTATCTGAAAAACTTAAAAAATTGGGATGGACTATGTTGGCTGATCCCGGTGCTTTTAGTGCTGTATATGGAAATCCAAAAAAGAATTATGTTATTAAAATTAATTTGAATCCAGATTCAGCATTTGCTGATTATGCATCTGTAATTAAAAAATATAGAAATAAACATTTTCCTAAAATAAGTGATATGAAGAGCATGAAATTTCCAGATAGAGACGGATATATGAATACTTATTATGTTTATCTCATTGAAAAACTACATCCAATATCTATGGATAATAAAATATTTGCAAAATTGATATCTCAGATTATGGATATGCCAACCACCAATATTAATGAAATATATAAAATTTTTGAAGAAGATTGGTCAAGAATTAAAAATACTAAAGAAGTAATAGCTTATTTTAGAAAAAATCCATCTTTAGTAAGAGCGGCGAGAATCGCAGGAAGAAATATTGGTGGTCATTGTAATGATATGCATAGTGGGAATATTATGCAAAGACAAGATGGAACAGTTGTTATAACTGATCCATATGCTTATTAATTTTTAATTAGGGATTTTGTGCCACGAACAAACTTTCCATTATTTCTATTTCGAATACTACTAAGTAATCTCTTCTCTAAATCTTCTGCCATTTCAGCGCCATAATTTTCTTGAATAGAATTAAGAAATTGAATAGCACTGGCTATAATATGAGTTCCACGAGATTCAATGATTAAAGAAGTATCTTGGGTTGGAGCCATATTAATCAATGATTCTAATAATGATTTAGTCTTTTCCTTCATATTAGTATTTATCATTGTTCCAATAAATATAGCATTGCTTGCTCATCAGATAACTTTTCAAACACATCACAATCCTCAGACATTAAGGGAGTATTATATACTCCATCAGAGTTTGCATCAATAAGACGTATTCTTGCAGACCATATATATGCATCTATATCCCAAACATCAAAAAAATCAACAATAATTCCAACCCTACCAGTGGTAGAAATTTTTATATAATCTCCAATCTTTAATTCTACTCTATTTTTATCTTTCATGCTCCTTGATTGCCATTGTCGTTTGGATCGAAATAGGTCTGTTCTAGATAGTAAAGTCTTCCTTCATTAACATCTTTCATTGAAAGTGCTACAAGGTCTTGCTCTTCTTCATCAAAGTCAATATTAATATTATCAACTAAGTCAATTGTTTTCATATTAGAATCCAACCTTTCCTTCTGAATCTGAATCAGCTTTAATTTTCTGTTTCATTTTCTTTAATCTTGCCAAAACTAAATCATAGTCTTGATCAAGGCAACGAACTGCGGCGGTCATTTCACGAAGATGGGCAATACTTAAACCTTCGGTGTCATTGACCCACTTATCTAATTCATCAATATCACCCAAAATATTCTTTAAATATGCATGACGTGCATTTGTTGTTGGCATACCAACAAAAATACGTTCATCAAAGCGACTTGGACGATTTACAATACGTGCTCCAAGTTTATCAGGATAGTTAGTGCTGGCCAACATTACAATATTTTCTACTTGATTTTCTCCATCTAATAGAGCTAATAAATCATGTTCGCCATACTTGTCAATGATTTCATCAATATCTTCCATAATACAGATAATTCTGCGAGTTGGTTCAATACGTCTTATTGCTTCCAATCCCTGTGATGTAATTCGTGGATGATCACACATTACTACGATTCCACCCTTATCTAATAGACATTTGTTTAACAATGAAATAGTTGCGGTTTTACCGGAATTATGATGAACATTAAAATCACCGGTCATATATAAATGATCATCTGATAATGTAAAACCATAATAATTATCAATACCAAGAGATTCGATTGCTTTTATTCCAGTTCTTAAATGATCCTTGTTTGGATTTCCAGCATTTGATTGTTTACGTAATATCTTAGTTGGAATTCTTTGAATATCACCATATATAGAAATCCTAAAATATTGTCCAATAAAATTTCTTGATTTTAATGTTTTTGTTACTTTCTTTATTGTTACTCCAAATCCAAGGCTTCTAGCAAGACGAACAATTTGATTTGAAAGAATTTCTCGTTTTTGAGTTATAGAAAAATAACCTTTATTATTTTTGTTAAGTCGTTTTGATGATGGCCTCCATGAACCTTCATTACCCCCATCAGTATCAATTAATCCAGCTAATATTTCTAATCTATTAGTAATAGATGCAGTCATATATGATTCTGGAATGTGTTTATTTTCAAATATATTATTTTCTTTAAGTAAATTTATAAAACTATTACACCCTTTTGCTCCACCATCTCCAGAGAAAAAATAAGTAGAACATAAACTATTTCCTTGTTTGTCTTCGCGTATATGTAAATTATTTTCTTTAGCATATGAAAAAATTAAATTTTTAATTTCTATATCAGCAGTAGTAATTGCTGCTCGATCAGCACTACCGTCGCCTAACCAAACACCTAATAAATATGGTTCTTTTACATTAATAGATGAAGAAAATTCATTTGCCTTAGATCGATATAATTTAAATGATCTTTGGCTACATTTGGTTAAATTAATATATTCATTTACTGTTGTATTAAGAATGGAAGGATATCTATTATCTCGTAATCTTGATCTGGTCAATGATAAAATATGATTTCCATTAACTACAAATGCTTCTCCTTTTGTTGGAGTTATTTTATACATTTCATCTTTTCCTCTACATAAACCAAGAACTGTGCGAGATTTTCCATCTGGGCCTAATAAAAGATCACCAACAATAACATCTTCAACTTTTTTAATAGAACCATTATACATAACTATATCAGTTCCTTTAGCATGACATCCCGGTGGACCCCATAGTAAAATTCCCCTTTTATATAAAAGTCCATGCTTTCTATAACGATCTTCCATATTCCAGAATTTTTGCATACCTATAAGAACTCGTTCGCTTGAATTATCTGGTAATTCAATCAGATTATCTGTAATAACTTTGATTTTCTTAGCAAAAACCCCGCTATCATCACGATCAAAATCATATACGCCGGGAGGAATAGTAGCGCGAGTAATACCTGCTGGACGAAAAATATCATTGGCCCCAACTTGCCATTGTTTAAATTCAAAAGCCTTTTCGTTATCTTCATTGGAATCAATGTCATCCCAAAAAGGTGAAGCAGCCGCTACTTCTTTATTATTTTGAGATTCTCTTCCAGATGATTCATCGGATAGTAAATCATTTAACATATCATCTTCATTTTTCATTATTTTAATAATCCTTTAAGTAGTGATTTATATCTTATGCATGATGCACATATTCCACAATTATTGCGTTTCATTGACGAACAATATGTTATATGTTTTTTATAAATTAATGGTAAATTTTTTATTATGTCTTCTTTTTTAATTTTTATTAATGGAAATTCTATTATCAGTGGTTTAGTTCTTAGTAAATTTAAAGAACTAATAATAGAATAATAATCATTCAAATAACTAATTGAATCATCATTCATTACATATCCAATATTCACTGGTCCAGACAAATAATAAGAAGATAATAACCAAATAGGTGCTTGTTGCATAGTAATATCTGAACATATTTCTCTAACTGAAAATTCAGATAATATACCTTTATATGAAAAATCAAATTTTGATAATAATGGAACCAATTTATTAATTGCTGATAATTCTCGTTTGGTTTGTTGTGTATTATCAGTTAATTTAATATAATAAGCATCAACATGATGTCCTTCACTTAATAACTTAAAGATCATATATGTTGAATCTAAACCACCCGACCATAAACATTGTTTTATCATATACTAATATTTTCTAGCCCCGCTGCACGAATACGTGTAATATGTCCAACCATAAAACTTTTTGTTTCTAATCCCTTCATTATCCCTAAATATAAATTTCTTATTCGTGCAACCTCATTAATTAGAAGTTCATATTCAATAACACTACTTTCTGAATCGCTATATTTTTCGGCATCTCTGCTTGTCAATGCTCTATTATAACCTTCAAGATATTGTTTATAATGTGTTTGTTTAATTTTTCTCAATTGAATGTTCATAAAATTTAATATAGCTTCGATTTCTTGTAGACTGTTAAAAACAGTTTCAGTTTGACCCGGAAGACGTGCCATATTTTGTTCTAAATTACCGTTAATACCAACAAATTTTTTATGATTTTCCAGTTCTTTTTCATAATATGATATGAAATTTGGAATCTCAGATAAATCTTTCGTAATTTTACTATACCACATTAGTCACACTCTTCTGGGTCATCATCAAACATTTCTTCATATTCATCTTCGTCATCTGAAACAATGTTATATGCTTCGGAAAGATCGCTGTCTAGATCGGCAATTGCTTCCTGTTCTTCCTTGCTTAAAACTGATGAAAGATAACTAAACAATTGTTCTGCTGCGGCAGCATGGTCTCTTCTTGGGATATACTCAACCAACAACTGCCAACACTCTGTAATAAGTTCTGGAGTTTCTTTTGTCATTTAATTAGTCCTTTAATATATTTTGAACAACGTGGTTATTTAGTGTATGAATTGATTATAACGCAATTAAAATTTTAAGTCAATGAATAAATACTAGTATAATGAAAATATTTGAATTACGACAACCAAAAATAACGAAACCAATTATCAGTGCTGCCACTAGATTTGTCCGAGATAAAGATAAAGACGAAGACCATGAAAGAAAAATATTATTTAAAAAACTTGCTAAACTTGGTTGGACATTTCTTGATAAAGGTGCTTATAGTTCTGTCTATACAAATCCAAAAAAGAATTTTGTTTTAAAGATTAATGATTGGGTTGATGGTGGTTATGAACATTATGTTGAAGTTATAAAAAATCATCCAAATATTCATTTTCCTAATATTGGTGATATGAAAATTATGAAAATTGGCACTTTAAATTATTATGTTTATCTTATTGAAAAATTACAAACAGTTGAATCTGTAAATGCTCGAAATTTAGCTGTTGCATTAGATAGAATTATGGATTGTTGGGGAGAATCAAATCGTGAAACATTTGAAACACTATTCTATTTTAATTGTTTATATTCTACAATAAATTATTTAAAAAAAAATCTATCTTTAATAGAAGCAACAAAAATTGTTGGACAATATAAAGGTAATAGATATCTTGACATGCATGGTGGAAATATTATGCAAAGACAAAATAGAACAATTGTTATAACCGATCCCTATTGTTAATAAGGAAAATAATGAAAATATTTGAATTACGACAACCAAAAATAATAAAACCGATATTCACAGCTACTTCTGAATATTTTAAAAATAAAAGTTTAGATGCTGATGGAAAGATATTATCTTTAAAACTTTCTAAACTTGGATGGACATATAATAATAAAGGTTGTTTTAGTTCAGTATATACAAATCCAAATAAGCGATTTGTTTTAAAAATAAACAATAGACCAGATCGAGGTTATGCTCGATATATTGAAATTTTAAAAGATAATCCAAATATTCATTTTCCTAATATCGGTGATATGAAGGTTGTAGAATTTGGAGGTTTTAATTATTATGTATATCTCATTGAAAAACTTAAAAATCTTCCTCTCACTATTAATTATGAAGGTGTTAAAATAGATACTGATATATTAACGGACTGTTTACAGCGAATAGCAACTGGGTGGAGTCGAGATTATAAGTGGTTTACAAGATATTTTGATGATAAAACAATGTTTTATTTAGAAGAACAACCAGAATTGGTAAAAGCTGCACAGATTATTGGTAAAAATCAAGAAGATAGATTTTTAGATATGCATAGTGGCAATTTTATGATTAGAAACGATGGAACCATTGTTATAACTGATCCATATAGTTAAGGAAATATGGTGCCACTAGTGGCACCATATCATTATTACTTAACTACAAAACCATCCGTTGTATTAATTATTACTTTTGCATCCTTATCAAATTCTTGCATGATCAAGTCTAAAATTCCCTCATCATTACTTAGATAATCTTTACGCCAATGTTTATGTTCAATACCGTTTTTGTCTGTATAAACATAACGATTTCCATCTTTGACTAATAATTTCTGTTTTTCAAAGATATCAAACAATCCAGAATATTTATCAATTCCTGTATCATAGGGAATAAAAACTTCGACAGCTTCAAATGGTTTATTATATCGAGTTTTTACAACCTTGCATTTACTTCTGATACCTCTTACTTCTGTAATCTTATTACCTTCTTCATCTTCTTTTAACTTATAAGGAATCATCGAAATAATAATACTACTTGCATAAAGGGAACCACTTCCACCTGAAATAATATCATCGGTATATTTGTCTTGACTAGAGTATACGTGATTTGTGCAAACCATACCAATATTCAAATCACCAAACATATTAACGCAATTTGTGATAAGAGCTTTTAGTTGCTTTGCTTTAATTCCCATATCGCCTTTTAGATCACCTTCGTTAAATTGATCAACTTGTGTAGGAGCTAAAAGCATACCGAGAGAATCAATTACAAATAAAACTTTTGGTCTTTCTTCAAGAGGAACTTCTTTATATTGTGTTACAAAATCAGTTATTACCTTGGCAACATCATTTATCATTGCCATATTAAGTTTCAATAATTTTTCTTCGCTGGTGTCAACACCCAATGCTTGTAGCCATTTTTCATCTAAAGCATTTTCACTATCAATTAAGATTACAAAAATATCTTTTTCTTGAGCATTTTTTACTACTGTTCCAGAAGCAATTAAACTTTTACCTGCGGCTGGAGCACCAGCAATTAATGTTACTTTTCCAAGTGGAATACCAACATCAAATCTACTTGATATTAAGTAATTCAGTGCAAAATTTCCAGTTGAAATCCAATCAGTTGGGTCATTAAAACCTATACTTAAACCTTCAATACTTTTAGTAAGTCCTTTCCTAAATTTACTTAAATCAAAGGGTTTTGCCATTTTTGTTCTCCTTGATATACTGTATCCATTCATTTTCCCAAATGGTTAGTAAGTTATAATGCTGTTTTATTTTTTCTTCTCGTATCATAGTTTGTGTATAAAGATATCCGAAAGTCTTATGATTCATTAGGTTTATTTTATTTGGATCATGTGTTTTTGGATTTCCGTGCCAAAAATCTCCATAAAATTCATATATTGTGTTTGTTTTTGGATCATATCCATCTACAATATTTCTACCAAGATTTGGTAATTTAATCTGTCGATTTTCTTCCAATATTCCAATATAATTTAACCATTTAGTTTCTGGCTTTGATACTCGTGTTGTGCAATTCGGACATCCATATCCAGATAAATGATCATTGGGTTTTTGTAAAAAACGTTCATGCTCTGGACATATAATAATTCCCTTAGTAAGAGCGTCAACATAAACAAATTCATCATAATTGAATTTGTTATTATGAAGTAACGATGCTTGATCTATAAATTGTTCTAGTGTTTTCTTTTTTGTTCCGCCGCATTCTGGACATCCTTTCCCATTCATATGATCAGATGGGTTTTGTAAAAATTTTCCATGAATAGGACATATAATTATACTCTTTGTATGAGAATTAACATAAATAAATTCATCATAAACGAATTTATTATTATGAATTTTGGTTGCATGTTCTTTAAATTTTTGTCGTGCTTTATTATTTTGATTCCCACATTCTGGACATCCATTTCCTGATAAATGACTCATTGGGTTTTGTAAAAATTTTCCATGAATAGGACATATAATTATACTCTTTGTATGAGAATTAACATAAATAAATTCATCATAATTATTATTTTTATCTGGGTGTTTCAGTTTTGCTTTAATTATAAACTCTTCTTTATTACTCTCTAGTAGTGATGAGCATTTTGGACAATTTTGTCCTCTTAAAGAATGATCTGCTCGTTGTTCATATACTCCATGTTCTCTACATATAATAATGATTGGATATTTAAGACCTTTGTATACTAGCAACGAAATATCATATCTATTTCCATGAATTGAAATAAATTTTTTAATAAATTGTTCTTGAGATGTTTTTTGCATAATTTTAATAAATGAGGTAGTATTTTTCAACTACCTCATTTTGTTATTTATACCTTTGCTTCTGCGGCCTTCTTGCCACGTTCACGTATCATTTGTAATACGGCTGCGGCAGAAGTTTTTTCTGTGGATGGTGCTGTAACCGGGCTGGTTTCAGTTTGTGCTACTGAACTAGTTGAAGCAACATTTTCTGTCTTGGTAGATTGTGTTTCTTCGGAAGTTTCCTTATCACCCTTTATACCTGCTGGACGATAATAAGCACCCCATCGTTCGTTATCATATGCTTCGCCATCAACAGATGCTTCAAACATTTCGCGAATGATAACTAAGTCTTCTGCCGTTGGCTTCTTACCAAGAAAATCATTTAGATTTGTCAAACCATACTTTTCAATGGCTTCAAGTTCACTCTTTGTTAAAGGACTTTCTCTACGTGCATATGAAGAAGTTCCGTAATCAGCATATGGTCCCTTGACTGTTTTTACAATGCGGAAATCTGAACCCTTTTCATAATCACAGGGTAGATTTAACATTTCTGCATCCATTAGACCAGCCTTAACTAAATTGAATAATTGTTTATTCAAGCTAAATCTACGAATTGGATTTTCAGGAGTCTTATCATCTGCAACAGTGTTCTCACGAACAAAACCTTGCATAATGAATTGTGGCTTCTTCCAGTAACGGTTAGCCTTTTCCTTTAAGGCTTCATCTTTATACCAAGCACGAACTTCGCTAAGAATAGGACATCCTTGTGGATATTCCTCGCGTCCAAACATTTCTACGCATGGTACAGAAACGGTGATTTGTTTTGAATCTCCACCTTTAATGCCATTAAAAGGCAATTTAATTTGTTGTTTTTCTACCCAAAAATATGAGTTATTTGTGTTACCGTCAGGAAGGAATCGAATAACGGTAGTTGAATCTGATTTAGCATTCCAGAATGGATAAAAGGCTGAATCAAAATTTCCACCTTTGTTCTGTTCAGCTTGTGCGAGTCTTGCTCTAATATCTGCTAATGTTGTATTTGTATTTCCCATGATGTTTCTCCTTGTTTACCATGTAATATAATTTTGTAGTTCCCATGTTGTCCATGTTTGCTACTATTAAGATAGTAACACTGTTATTTATCCTTTGCAATATATTTCTTTGGTTATATTTAAAATTATTTTAGTTATATGTTAGATGGCCCTTTATTTCCCGGTTTGTTTGAAAATCCAGCAGAATTAGGTGATAACTTACGTGGTGCTTTCGCTAAATCCGCAATTCTTGTTATCTCTTTATCATCGGCATCCTTGTCTTGTTCTGGAGAGTTTAATAAAGAAAATGGTGATAATTTTCCAGTTGTATTTTTATGTGATGCTATTTCCTTGTTACTTCTAAAATGATTTGGAATATTATTTGAAATATATGTTAACGGCGAATTTGCCCCGGCACTAGTTGGCACATCTGCCTCTGTTACATTGTTCTTCTTAACAAGATATTCCAACTCTCCCTTAAAATCTGGTTCCATTAGAACACTAACAGCAAATGAAATTGTATTTAATCCTTTATCAATTGGTTTACCATTTCTAGACATAACCCAACCAAATTTACCATCCAATACACCAAAAATTACTTGATAATAAGATCGTTTCCAAATTTCATCATCACCCTGTTTAACTACTTGCTCAAATTCCAAATTAGTGAGCATCTTAGTCATTTTTTCTAATTCTTCTTTTGGATTTTTACTCTTTTTTTTAAACCCAAAAATTTCATTAATTTTAGATTCTGTAATATTTGATTGATTTCTTTGATCGGGGTCGATATCTGTTGGTTCATTTTCTCTTACACGCGAATGCTCAAAATCTTCTGGTTGAAAAGGTAAATCTTCATCATTCAAAATTTCTTGACCTTCACCTTGCCCTTTTGCAGCAGATACCCAATCATTAAATGCATTTTCTTCGGGTGTTTTATTACTTTTATATTTTTGATATACACGATTAATATATGGAAGAGCCATGGTGTTATCTTCATCCATTTCTACACCATCAAAAATATCTTCAAACATTTCATCATCGTCTTCTAATTCACCAGCATTACCAGTCATAGTTACGCTATTTTTAGCATAGCCTCCTTTTGTAGAAAGACTAGCCAATGTTTTCTTAATTTCTAAATATCTTTCACGGCCAGAAGCTAATGCTTCCGATGCATGATCATTTGAAAATTGAGAATTTTTATATGTTCTATAAAATTTATTCAATGATAACATTTCTTCTACTAATTGACAAATATCACGGCCAATAGAATCGTATGGAGTTCCACCAGATTCAATATGACGCGCCATTGCTCTTGCTGCCAATAAAGATTTAAACGGAAGTAAAAATCTTTCACCTTTTCCATTTGATAGATAAATTTTTTGAATTTTTCGTGAACGACTATTTTTTATTTTTGGA